TCCATTAATAGACTCAATTTTAACAGTAGTATTATAGAAATGAGGTATTCTCTTCTTTACATCAGAGCAAAAAAATATCATGGCAATGAAAATCATTAAATGAAAAATAATATCACCTCTTCCATATTTGCAATATGCAAAGACAGCGCCTGCAATTATATAATAGATACTTGCCGCTGGATATAAGTCTAGTATAAACGAAGTTGTGACAATTATTAATATCAAAAACAATAATCCTCCCCAATAAAACAAACACCTCTTTTTAGAATATCTTCTTATATACTTACTTAAAGACTCTAAAATCTTATCTTTCCGCTCTTTTAATGAATCAAGCAGAGGGGCAGCAATTAGTGATATTCCACCAAACACAATAGAAAAAGAAATGAGTGACGGTATTAAAAAAGAAGCAAAAGTAAATTGTATATCATCCCATGTTATAATACTTGTCATATCCAAATCAAATGGCGCCAAACAATGCCAAATCATAACTAACGAGAAATAATAATACATGAAAGCGAACACACTTATAGTTGAAAGTATGTAGGAAATGTTCTTAGTATTCATTTGTGCAAGATTTATATTGTAAAATTTATTGCAAATATAAATATCTTCTTGTATATATACAAAGCGGGGTGGTCTTTTTTTGAGGGCGACAGACCGTCCAAACCCACGCCCACCAGTTTTTACACGCGCGGAGAATTTTCAAAACGAGGGGGTATCCGTTGGGGGTGACATTTTCCGTTACAATCTACGAGCTACCAAATACTTACTTAAAAAACATACGTGTAAAAAGCGCGTAAAAACATGGCAACTTTAGACGACATAACAGAAAAAATCCGTTCCGCAATGGAAGCACAAGGCACATACACCCCTGAACTTGATTTGTGTATAGAGCTTTGTGCCGGGTCTTATATGGCGTTCCGGATTGCTCTATCTGACATCTCAAAAAAGCGGATGAAATCTTTCACTAAAGAGATAACCCGCGAGAATAATGAAAAGCTGGTTGCACATCCGGCTTTTAAAACTCTGTTTGATGCGCTTGAAGCCACTCGCAAACAGTTACGCGAACTTGGTTTGACATTGCAGACCCTTGCATCAGGTGAAGCCGACGAAGTAACCGAATTAATTGACGAAGTAAACAAGGCGGATGACTATGAATAAGGAGGAACTTATACAGCTAAAGACTGCTACCGTTGACGCATTGCGCTCCGTTGATATAAACTCTTATCAGTTAGATAAAGCGGATATCCGGTTAAACACTTATATAGCCGGATGTATAGGCAACCCGGAGGCGCATAACCTTTACGAGTTACTTGCGATCCGTCGTTTCTTTTATCTGCTGGATAAATACGACTTTAGACCCGGTAAGGTCCGCCGCTTTATTGTGTTTTACGAAAAGTTGAAGTTTTCCGGCACTAAGGGGCTGACGCGATATAAGCTAACTCCGGTTCAGGTATTTCAATTCACGAACATACTCGGTTTTTATAGACCAGGGACAAATAAACGCCTGATTCGTGACGCTCTGCTATTTGTCCCTCGTAAATTCAGCAAAACGACAAGTATCGCAAGTTTGGCAGTATTCGACTTGTTGTTTGGCGATGCTAATGCACAAGCATACGTTGCCGCCAATTCCTACAATCAGGCTAAGATATGTTTTGATGAAATCCGCAACATCCTGAAAGCGTTAGACCGGAAGTTGCGACATTTTAAGATTAACAGAGAGATCATAAATAACAAAATAAAGGGCAAAACCTCTTTCGCCCGGTGTTTGGCGCCCACCCCCGACAAAGTGGAGGGGTTTAAGGCAAGCAGGGTGATAGAAGACAAATATTCAAAAGCCGATAGCGCCGCTTTGAAGAACGTTTTAACTTCTTCAATGGGTGCACGGCTCAACCCTTTGACCATCGTAATAACAACCGCCTCAGACAAGCATACAACCCCGTTCACTGAAATGCTTTCAATATATAAAGCCATTCTACGCGGTGAGGCTGAGAACGATTCTATTTTCGCCCACATCTTTGAACCCGACATAGACGATGAAGAAGGTGATCCGGCAACGTGGTATAAAGTACAACCCCACATGGGGATCACGGTTTACGAGGACTTTTACAAGGACGCTTATCAAAAGGCGCTATATAGCGCACCTGACGCATTAGAGTTTCGCACAAAGCTCCTTAACATCTTTGCGGTCAATTCTGAAACGAAATGGATTGAGGCAAGGGAGATCGAGGAACGGTATAAGGCTATCCCTGTAGATAAGATCACAAGTCACCCGCCTACGATGGTAGGAGTTGATTTATCGGTACGTGATGACTTTTCAACTGTAACGTATAATATCTATTCCCCGGATACTAAGTCATTTCATTCCGTTACGGATTACTATTTTCCGGAAGGCGCTTTGCCCGGACACCCTAACCGGGAATTATATGAAGGATGGGTCAAGGCCGGATATTTGAAGCTATGTCCGGGCGAAGTGATTGACTACGAAATGATCGTGAATGATATTTTAGCCCGGGCAAAGTACTTGAAAATTCTCGGAATTGGATATGACCCATATAAGTCGGCTGAGTTCGTAAATCTATTATCCGCATCGGTTGGCTATGCAAATGACTACATAAGTCCGGTAAAACAGACATACGGAACGTTTACAAGTCCTATAGAATCGTTTGAACTCGCGCTGCATCGCAATAAAATAACATTTGACCCGAATCCAATAACGCCGTATTGCTTTGGTAATGCCGTTCTTGACGAAGATAGAAACATGAATAAAAAGCCGATCAAACGAACGCATAATAGTAAGATCGATTCAACGATAACGAATCTTATGACATTTTACCTGTTTAACACTTATACAAATTAAAATATGAAGATTTTCAATATTCTAACAAGACAAATACGTAGTATTTCCGAAGGTTTAGGCAATGGAAGTATTGCTCAAAATCAGGGTAACACAAATGCAAATGTACGTATAACCTCCGTTCCAGCTCAACCCGTTAATGTAAATTCGTCCGAAAAAGCAATGCAACTTGCGGCGGTATACAGATGCGTTTCCATTCTTTCCGGAACAATAGCCTCACTGCCTTTGCTGATAGAACGAAAACAAGACGGATATTTTTCTGTTGATGAACGCCACGAACTATACAAACTGCTTGTGCGCCGCCCGAATTTAAGGCAAAACTCTTATGACCTGATGCAGAATGCAGTTATACAGGTTGTGTTGGCTGGAAATGCCTACATTTTTATTCGCAGGACATGGGGAGAAATAAGCGAACTTATACTGTGTGCGCCTAATACCGTAACTTATGACAAGTTTCGCAATATATATAAGATTTGCGACCCTATCAACAGAGTAAACGGAACCTTTGAGGCTGATGATGTTATACATCTTAAAAACAAAAGTCTCGATGGAGGTTACACAGGAGTAAGTACAATCTATTACGGTTCCCGCGTACTCAGCATTGGGGGCAGCGCAGATAATCAAGCGCTCCATCTTTTTCAAAATGGAAGCAAGATAAAAGGTATTGTTTCAGGAGCCAAAGAAGGCACTCAGGGAATTGCCGGTATGACTGATACTCAGACATCAAGTGTTGCCGAACGGATCGAGAATGAATTAAATTCCGGCCGGGGTATCGTATCAGTAAGCGGCGACGCTTCTTTTCATCAGCTTTCGATAAATCCGATTGACTCTCAATTGCTGGAACAGATGAAGCACTCTATTTTAGAGATTTGCCGCATGTTCGGCGTACATCCTGATAAGGTCTTTGCCGGACAACCCACAAACTACAAAGCCTCAGAAATGGGACAAGTGTCATTCCTTACTGACACATTACTTCCTATTCTCAAACAGTTTGAGGCGGAACTCAATGTGAAGCTAATTCCTGACAGTGTATCGCATCTGTACCGTATCCGCTACGATATTGATGTTTTGTACCAAACTGATCTCGCAACGCAGATAACCTACATGAAAGGAGGCTACGAACTTGGTCTTTTTACCACAAACCATTTACGGGCAATGAAAGGATTGCCACCTGTTCCCGGTGGTGATACTGTTATGACCAGTTGCAATGTCGCCCCGATTGACAGTCCTAAAATCAGAGGTGAATCTTCCGGGGAAAATAAAAGCGAGCTACCAAATAATGAATAAAAAACATATGGTAAAAACGGTATGGAAATTAGAAGTTATACGGATATAGCATCACCCAAGATTTCGGAAGGCCGGATGATAGAAGGCTTTGCCGCCGTATTCGATCAGGAGAGCAGGCTTAATTTTGACCAGAAAACAAAGTGCTTCTTTATTGAAGTGATCGAGCGCGGCGCCATAACAGACGAGTTAATTCAATCATGTGATATAAGGGCACTGATTGAGCATAACGCACAACGGATGATAGCCCGTTCAAGATATGGAACCGGTTCTCTTTCTTTAATGGTGAATGATTACGGACTCGGATATAAGTTATCCGCTCCTAATACTCCGGATGGCGACTATGCAGTAGAAATGATTTCAAGAGGTGATTTGTACGGTTCATCATTTGCTTATTCTACAGATGACAAAAAGAACGTCACGTACAAGAAGTCGGACGGGTTACTCTATCGAATCGTTCACAAAATAGATCGAATTTCAGATATTTCGATTGTTGCCAACCCTGCCTATTATGGAACGGACGTCACTTTGCGAAGTTTAGAGGAAATAGACAGTTCACTAACAGATAATTACTACAAAGAACAAATTAATAACTTACGAAAATTTATCTAACAATGAAAAAGGAAATTAACAGAATTGCAGAAATTAAAGAAGAAATGCGCACAATGCTTGATGCGGCAGAAGTCGAAAAAAGATCACTCACCGAGGATGAATCCAAGACTTTTGCAGCTTTGAAAAATGAAAAAGATTTGCTGCAAATGAAGATCGAACGTAGAAGTCTCGATACTGAACCGGAAAGAGATCGGATTACTCCAACAAGAGCATTGTTTCCGCAAGCGGTTTACGATGTGGTATATCATAGATCACTTGATGACTATAACGGGGTTGTCACTGAGGACGGAATCAAAGTAGTTGAACGCGGTTTGACTGTGACCGATACAGCTACCGTTGCTGATATCGTGCCTGTTACAATCGGAGAAATCATTGACCCGCTGGAAAAAGGGCTTATCATTAATAAGCTGGGTATCAAAATGCAAAGCGGGCTTGTAGGAGAACTTATATTCCCCACTTTACAGGCTATTGAGGCCAGCATTGCGGGTGAAAACGCCGCAATTGGAGATACAAAACTTTCACTCGGAAAAATAAAATCCACTCCTAAGCGTGTGTCTATCTCTGTTCCGGTGTCAAAACGGGCTATCAGTCAGACTAATTACTCGCTTCAAGATGTTGTCTTGAAACAAATTTCACTGGGAAGCGCACGACTTCTGAACAAATGGATGTTTTCAGGTACACAGTTAGAAGGCGCCAGTTCCGGCCCATTCGTTAAAGACGCTTCTGTAACGTATACAGACTCCCCGTCTTTTGCTAATGTTGTCGCATTGGAAACGGCGGTTATGGCTGAGGGTGTCGATGTAACCGACGGAACTGCCGCATATGTTTGTACTCCGGCTGTTTATGGACAACTAAAATCAACTCCGATTGAAAAAGGATCACCTAAAATGATTCTTGAAGATGGTAAGATTAATGGTTATCCGGTACTTGTCACCTCCTATATGGCAACCGATACTATCGGTTTTGGTGTGTTCTCTTATGTTGCCATCGGGCAGTTTGGCGATATTGACTTAGTGATTGACCCCTATACACAAGCCAAAAGCAATATTGTAAACTTCGTGTTAAACTCAGATTATGATATTGTGACTGCGCGAAGCGAAGCTTTTGCCGTAGCAAAGAAAGCAGCTTCATCTGCCGGAGCATAACGACCAAACTAAGTATTAATCAAAGGCTGGGGCTTCGGCCTCGGCCTTCTTCATTTCTAAAAGATGAAAGAATACGTAACACTTGAAGAGTTAAAGCAACATCTTAATGTTGATTTCGACAATGACGACGCTTATATACAGGGGTTGATCATTCCGGTACAACTCAGTATCGAGGCTTATCTCAATGCCCCGATTGAATCGTTCGTTAAAGACGACCGGATAGACCCGCGAATCTGGCATGCCATTCGTATTATAGCTGCAAACTATTATGCGAACCGTGAAGATATAACTTTCGCCACGCCTAATATCATTCCTGGTCATATTGCCTTCTTACTTCAACCCTTAAAACGATATACATAATGCAGGCGGGACTATTGACAGACATTATAAGTTTTCTACATCCCCAGACGATTCGCGATGCTTTGGGCGGTACGTCTGAGAGATGGATGGAAGCTTTCAAGAAGCGTGCGTGTGTCCGGTATAAATCCGGTACGCGCAAAGAGATAAACGGCGAGGTGCTCAACACTCACACCGTCACGATCATGGTACGTTACAGCAGAGATATAAGCGAAAAAATGCGCATTGTCTACGAGGGACGTAAATACAAAATAGCCTTCATCCATCCGGATAGAAAGGCACAGTCTATAACCATCGAAGCAGAATTAATCAATGAGTAATATTGTACAAGCATCCTACCGGGTTGAGGTTGACGCCTCTAAGGTTAATGCGTTATTGGCCGCACTGAATGACAAGGAGGCAAAGAAGGCTATTAAATCCGGACTCCGTAAATCAGCAAGTATCATTCGAAAGCAAGCGCAAAAAAATTGGGTTGCATCTGTTCCGGGTGGGGCTGGATTGAAAAAAGAAATAAATATTGCAGTTTACCGCAATGCGTCCGGCGCACGGGTTGACTTACTCGACAAACGGCGGAAAGGTTCAAAACAGTTTGTTTTGAAATTCTTCGAAAGCGGTACGGAACAACGAGCTACCAATAGAGGAGCAAACAGAGGTATTATAGAGGCCACTCACTTTTTTAAAAGCGCAGTAGACTCTAAAAAAAGTGAGGCTGAGAACTCACTGGAAAGAAACATTTTGGATTCAATACAAAAAGTAATAGATAAAAAGAAATGAGCTTATCAATCAGCAAACATACATTCTCAAAACTCAGTGAGTCGGAAAGTTTAACGCAACTTGTCGGAGATAGGATTTATCCTATTTCTACTAAAAACGCTACTTCTTTCCCGTTCGTTTTGTATAAGCGTAGTGCACTTACTCCGGCTTATACAAAGGATAGATACGCCAGTGGGGATAGTGTCACTATTGAGGTTATTGCCGCCAGCGATAACTATTCAAATTCAGTCGAGGTTATTGAGGCGGCACGCAAAGCGCTTGAAGGGAAGCGGGGTAAATACGACGATTTCAAAGTAACGGGTGCTAAACTTATCGCCGCCGATGAAGATTTCATTGAAGAAACTTTCATCCAGCGACTTACATTTGAAATTGAGACGGATTCAGTAGAGTAACTAACATTTAAATATTGAAAACAATGAAAGCAAATGCAGTATTAGGAAAAGATTTCATGCTATTTGTCGGCGGAAAGGCGCTGGCGTTGGCTACATCCTGTAAATTGTCAATCTCGGCCGAAACGATTGACACACAAAGTAAAGATTCCGGCATTTGGACGGAAAAAGACATAAAAAAATTGTCTTGGAACGGTTCAAGTGAAAACCTATTCAGTGCAGACGATAAAGTAAACGGATATGATGTTCTTTTGGACTTAATGTTAAAACGCAAGCCTATCGAAGCAAAATTCGGTATTCCGGCAAACGCAGATTCAGATGAAGTTCCCTCTTCCGGTTGGACTCTTCCGGCCGCATCTTATTCCGGTAATGTCTTAATTACAAATCTAGAATTAAATGCACCTGATGGTGATAAAGCAACTTTCTCCGCCACATTCGAAGGCACAGGAAAACTTAGCCCCAGAGTGTCCGGAGATGGAGGTATAGTGGATGATCCGACCGCGTAAACGATGGAAAGGGCGGGAATCCCGCCTTTTCTTTTTCTAACTCAAAAAACTTATCATAATGAAAACGATCACTATCAAAAAACAGAAGTACATTTTAAAGTATACATTGCGCGCCTTCTTTATCTTCGAAAATCTCACAGGTAGGCAGTTTGCGTTCGGCCGGATGTTGGACGAATATCTACTGTTTTACTCTATTCTTCTGGCAAATAACAAAGATACATTCTTAATGCCTTTTGATGAATTTATAGAGGCGTGTGAGTCTGATCCGGCTCTGTTTCTCTCTTTCAAAGAGTTCTTCGTAAAAGAGATTGAATTACTTGAACAGGCAGCAGATAGCACAAAAAAAAAGACGACTCCGAAGAAGCGTGCAGTATCCGGGAACTCTACGCCCGCGTTGTAGGTGAGGGCGGTATTGCACCTGATTATTTCCTCGACCGGATGACGCTCACAGAAGTTCGCTACTTCTTAGAGGGGTTAGGCAGGCGTAACCGGGAAAGCTGGGAGCAGACCCGGATCATTGCGTATGTCATCGCTCAGGCGAATAGCACAAAACAACTAAAGCAATCGGATATACTTCGTTTCCCATGGGATGAAGCGAAGGAAGACGAAAAGAAACGCACATCCGTTACGGATGAAGAAGTGAAACGATTGCGGGCAAAAGCAAAACTAATCGAAAAAGAAATGAATCATGTCTGATATAATAACACGACTATTACTTAAAACGAATGACTTTGACGCAAACCTAAATCGGGCAAAAGGTTCGGTTAACAGCTTTCAAGGCGGTATTTCCAGTATGGCAAAAACCGCCGGGGCTGGTATAATGAAGTTTGCCGGGACAATTGGCATTGCGGTGGGGGCCAGTGAAGCGTTTATGAAAACGATACGCGGTTCTCAGACAACCAGCGATGAGTTTGATGCCCAGATGCGCACATGTCAGACATCTGTAAATGAATTTTTCACCAGTTTGTCTACCGGGGATTTTACTTATTTTCTGGGTGGATTGGATAGTATAATATCCAAGTCCAGAGACGCGTATGCAGCATTAGATCAATTAGGAAACGCCCGCATCAGTTACGACTATTTTCGGGAAGATTTTAATGCTGCTATGGCTGAGTCCCGTAGTGTAGCTATGGATAGTACTGCGTCAAAAGAGCAAAGGGAGGCCGCATTAAAGGAATGGACAAAAGCTCTTGAAGATAAAAAAAACAAGGCGTCATCTGTCAGTTCAGATGCTCTTACAGCTTTAAAAACTGTATTAGTTGAAGGAAATCTGTTAAATGCTGACGATGTGACATTGGAAGACTTTGCCAAGGTGCTTAGCTATGATGTTGCCGGAAGTAAACGCGATGTTCTAAAGTCTGAAATGGCTAATAAGTATGATACTTATAAAATCAAATATGCCGAATTAGAGCGGCGTAAAAAAAACGGAGGGCTTGCAGACTGGGCATTTCCGGAGTCAAAAGAAGCAAAAGATAGGGCATCTCTTAATGATTTTATAGCTTCTAAGCAAGCCGAACTCAATAAGGAATATAAGGATGCTATTTTGTTTCAACAGGCTATTGTAAAATGGAAAGATGAAGAATTGATCAAAGCGGTGCAGTTGGGAAAAGAGTACAAACAAATAAATCAGGAACTTGCCAATGATAAGAAAACATTTGATAGGGTTCGGGATAGAATCAATAAACCTAAAAAGAATCCAAAAGAAAACGAAGAAAAAAAGCCCTTAAAGGATACTCTTTCATGGTATGACATCCAGATAACGGAGTTAAACAAAACTCTTGTAAGTTCTGCATATAGGCAGGCACGCGCCACTATTCAGGCCACAATAAATGAACTTGAACAAAAGAGAATAAGCCTAAAAATGCAGATCGACGGTGATGTATTCAAAGGCAAGCACGGCGAAATGAAAGATGGTGAATTGTTATTGCCAGCCTCTAAAGTTCCGGATATAGCCAAGATTTACTCCGATTCCGGTACAGAGTTTGCCAAGCTGGAAAGCATGTATAGTGAAATGATTGCAGAAAGACAGAACGCATTATCAAAAGCAACAGATGAGGAGCAGCAAGCATTTATTCAATCTCAGATCGGCAAGCTAAAAAGTACATTGAAAGAACTTCGTTCCATGCAGAAAGAATCAGATGTGACAGGTCATATCTATGCTGCCTATCAAAACAATGCAGGTAGTAAAAAACAGGGTTCATTTGATTTAAGGAAAGAAATCGGAAACATGAAGTTGCCCAAGTTCGAATCTCCAATAAAAAAAGAGGATATTGATTTAAATCAGCAGTATGCTGACTCTTTAGGAGATGTAAGTAATGTTATGGGCAGCTTATCCGGCCTGTTTGATAGCAATACTGCATCTGTTTTGCAGTGGGGCAGCAGCCTAATAGGAACTATAGCACAAGCTATCCCAAAAATCTTAGAAATGTCTACGGCTAACGAAATAGAGGCCGCTTCCGCTACTAAAAGCGCATCCGCAAATACTTTGGCGGCTGGTTCAGAGGCACTAAAAGCACATGCAGGTATTCCATTCGTCGGTATTGCAATGGGGGTTGCTGGGGTTGCAGCGATAATTGCCGCAATGGCAAGTATTCCCAAATTTGCAAACGGCGGTATCGTTCCTGGAATTTCGTTTGCAGGTGATAAAGTTCCTGCAATGCTAAATAGTGGTGAAATGATTTTGAATGGTTCACAACAAGCGAACTTATTTAAAATGCTCAATACCGGATTGAATATTAGCCACCCCAACATTTCACTACCTTCCGGTCATCTGGCGGGCATAATCTCACCCTCTGAGAATGATCGCAGAATTGATGTATCTGGCGACTGGATACTAAGAGGCGATACCATTTTTTTACAACTAAAAAACTACATGAAGAAAACAGGAAAAAAATTATGATGAATTACGGCACAATATATACACTATACTTTCGATCACGGAAAGAAGAAGATAACTATACGGTAGAAATACAGAAAGAAGGCTATACAGGGCGAGTTGCTGAGTTAACAGGGAGCGGCGACGCTCCTTTTTCTGTAGAAATTGCGGATGATGACTTTCTTTATGTTCCTACCCGTTTTTCTACAGCTACTATTAGAGTTGTAGGAAACGACTACTTGCAAAGCCTATACTCGACCGGATATCAGCAGTACCGCGTTAACTTTAAGCAAGGTAATAAAATTGTTTGGACTGGATTCGTTACCCCAGAATTATATACTCAGGATTACACTTCCAACAAATTTGATTTAGAAGTTCAGTGCGTATCTGCAATGAATACATTAGAGTATATCAACTATAAATTAAAAAACGAAACGGACAAAGGATTTATTTCACTGTGGGAATTATTGACACGTTGCGTCTCCGAGTCTCACGGTTCTTATTCGGCTATATATATTCCACATGTTTACGCTAAAAATTTGGCAGATTATGATGCAAATACAAACATCTTACAGAGCATGACAATTAGTGAACAAAACTTCTTCGATGAAGATGATAAACCCATGACTCTAAAAGAGGTGATTGAAGAACTATGCAAGTTCCTTAACTGGACTTGCGTTGACTACAAAGGTGAATTATACTTTGTAGACGTAGATCACCGTGGAGACTATTATAAATATGTTCCTAATTTTTCATCTTATACATTTGAATCAGGAAATGTTGTTAGTGTGCAAAATATCGGCTTTAGCGGTGCGGATCATACACTCGATATTCTGGGAGGTTACAATAAAGCTATTGTAAAAAACAGTAATTATCCGGTAGGAAATTTATTACCAGAAGAGCGATTTGAAGAAATGCAAATTTTAAAAGTGCTCGATAATGCAAATGATAAAAATCAAGTTTGCCACAGGGTGTTTCTTATCCCTAATCAGTGGGAAACGATAGTATTCAAAGAAGGTCTAACGATAAAAGTTGATGATTTGCAAAAATACAAAGATATAGTACACACATTTGAAGGGGCTATTCCCATGAAATATTGCACATATAAACAAAATAAGGATTTAAATGGCAATTGGATTCCTGAAATAACCGACTATTCATTTACAAACGTAATTCAAATAAGAAGGACTAAAGAACGTTATGAAGCCGGGCCACTAAGTACGTGCAAAGTAATGACCACCAAAGGCGCTTCTGCTATATACTCAAACGGAATATTTTGTATATCAGGGAGCTATAAGTTTATTAATTCTGATGATATGATACCATGGGATAATAGTTCTGTTTCAGATGTTCTTTATGCACAAATACGTATTGGTGGTATGTATTATGGAAGTCTCAGGCCAGATGCAGGGCAAAAAAATACATGGGCGCAAAATCCAGAATACGCATTTAAATTGAAACCTGAGAGAGTTGAAGCAAAGCAAGATTATGTCTCAATAGAAAACCAAAAAACGTTATCAATGCCTTATACTGGAATAAGCGGTGTGATAGTCTCCATTGATAGAGTTTTGCAAGGTGATTTTGAGTTTACTCTATTGATGCCCGTCGGAAAAAATTTCAGCGCCGGCGGGGTTCTTGTGAAAGACTTTAAGATCGTATATCAAAAACCAGATGACGAAAAGCTTATATCTAACAGCAGCATAGACCGCTATTATGAAAATGTCGTGAATGAAGATTACATTAACGAATTGGACGAAATCGAATTTAAAATATCCAGTTACAACAACGACGGTGCATGCTACAGCAAAGTAATGTTAGGCGATAACTATCTAACCGACAATCTCTATTCTTCTATTGAGCAGAAATTAGTCCGGCCGGAAGAGCATTTGATCCGGCGCATTATTAATCAGTACGGAGCTACCAAATTTAAGCTTACGCAAATACTGGTAGATGACGAAGCAATTACTCCTATCACAACTATAACCGATAAGTTTCAGCCAAACAAACGGTTTACGATCACGGGCGGTACAATTGACTTCGCGATGAATCAGTTTAATTGTAAGATGATTGAAAATGGTAGATATTAAAACTACATCCATACCCGCAAAGCCCCGGTCAAAGAACTATCCGGCCGGGGCTGTTATCACCCGGGCAACCGGCGGCGTTACTGTTAACGGCGGTGGAGGTGGAGGTGCTTCGGTTGACATTGTAAAGGCTACCGATACAAAGTCGTTTACCGATAGCAACGTACTGTCTTCGCTCCGGACACTGTTAGAAATCCGTTCGCGTATCATTGCCGAATCGGATACAACCACGGAATTAACCGATGATAATACGCTTTCTTCAAAGCGCACTTTAAAGGAGATAGATGCAGCGATAAAG